TCGTATGTTTACCTACTCTTAAATCATCCGCAATGTCAAATAAAGTTGCAACTTCTTTGTTATCTCCTTTTCTGAGACCTCTTCCTATTGATTGAAGGTTTCTGATTCTGGATTTTGAAGGTGAAGCAAAAATAACATTGTGGAGATTTCGAATGTTAATTCCGGTACTAAACGTTCCGTAAGAAGCAATGATGATTGCATCATTTTGTTTTTCAGTAATTGCTCTTATGGATTCGCGAGTATCGACTTCCGTTCCTCCGTAGATGAAGAAAACTTTTCTATCTTTAGCTTCTGTTTCGACAATACTAAACAGTTGTTTTCCTTGCTTCTCAACAAACTGAAACAGAACTAATGAATTACCTTGAAGAGATAAAACAAGATTCTTAATGAAGTTGTTTCTGTGAGCATTCATTACTATGTATTCTATCTCTTTTTGATAGTCCCACTTTCTGCTTTGTTGACAAATATCTTCTGGATATTTCAATATCAAACATTTAATTTTAAAATCAGATAAAACTTTATTGTCGATCAATTCTTTTGTTGTCGTTACTTTGAAAGTTGGACCAAACAAACCTTCTAGAACAAGCTTGTGCGTTTTAGTTCCATCAAGAGTTCCTGTGCAACCAATTCTATACCTTGCGTTTAGAAGTCCGGTCATGATTGTTGCTAGTGATTTCGCTTTAAATTGATGTGCTTCATCACCCAAAACAAAATCAAATTGTTCGAAGTAAGATTTGTCCAGATTGTAAATAGACTGCCAAGTTGTAATTGTTAGAAATTTGTTTGTGTGTTTTTCTTTTCCGGAATATTGACGATGACAAAATGATTCGACATCGTATCCATAGGATTTAAAATCAGTATACATTTGTTCCACTAGAGATGTTGTAGGAACAATTAGTAGACCTTTATTGCATTGCTGCTGAATGTATCGTACAATCAGATATTGTATGAATGATTTACCAGATGCGGTTGGTGATAAAAGTAATATTCTTCTACTTCTTATTGCTTGAACAAAAGCGACCTTCTGATAATCTTTTGGCTGAAAAGGTATGTTTAGAGTTGATATAAACTCTTCTGCTTCTTTTAATGAAAAATTTTCTTCTAACTCAACATTCTTATCAAACGTGACACTATATTTTCTATCAGAGCAGAATTTTTTGATGTATGGAACTAATCCATAATAAATTTGATTAGTTTTTAAATCAAATAAACGTATTTTTCCGTCCCACAATTTATTTCTATAAGCAGGAACAAATTGATAACCTGGGACTTGAAACGTGAAGTAGTCTGAGATTTCTTGGCTCGTACTACGTTCACATTCTAATTTGATGAAAGCTTCATTTACTTTCGTTACAGTAACATCATACACCTTGAATAAATCTTTCCCATTCTATAAATGATCTAAGTTGAAATGTCCTACTATGTAGTTCTTTCAGGATCATCTCACAGCAACTAACGATCTCGTCATGTAATGTTTTGTTTGCAATACATTTTTGAATATCGACATCACCTTCAAGATAAGTTGATATGTCACTTTTCAAGACAAATGGAAATTGATCCCATCCGAACTTTTTCAAGTCCTCATGGCTCATTTTACCTGAATAGTATTCCCACTTTGTTCTCTTCATTTGATTGTATTTAAACTCCGCTTCTTTCGACAAAAGTTTGTGTCTCGAAAGAATGTTTAGATATTTGCTATGAAGTTTGGGAATATCAAGAAGTGCTTTACCAGGTTCGGTTCTATCAATTTGACTGTCTTTTTCCCACTCAGACATCAATTCATCAAGTTTAGACATAATAATCCTCCTAGACGGAGTATATACTAATCAAAAAAGTTTTTCAATATTAAAATAGGTATATCTGAATGATGCGTCTGCGGTGATAACACTTTCTGGTGTGTCTTGGGTAGACAACATGAAAGATGATAGTGATGTTGGGAAAACGTTGTAAAACTTAAAACGATAGTATGGAGTAAACGACGAAGAATATATCGTTAAAGTTGCATCTGAAAATTGAGGTGTAACTGGATTACTAAACTTGGAAAGTTTATCTAAGTTGGCATACTCTTCAAAGTTTTCTGGAAAAGTCATACCTCGAATCCAATCATGAATTTCTACCCACGAACGCATTTCTTCATCCATCGCAAAGGTAACATTCAGAATATCATAGATTGCTTTTTCACCTGGAGAGTACATTTCAACAAAAGGTGTGGCAATAGGTATTTCACCTAATGATAAACCAGGAACACTCACCATTTGACAAAAGAATTCCATATTAGGAATCCTTTTAAATGACAAATGAAACTTATTAGGGTGTAAAAAGTTTTGATTTGTTGGTGTTGTAGATAGTGCGGTATTAGCCATATTTTATATAGTTTGATATATCTTTATTTATGTATAAAAAAAGAGGAGAATCTTTCGACTCTCCTCTTAAAGGGCAGAACCCTAACTTCTATCTCTCTAAGGAGATTTAATTACATAAGATTTGCGATCTTGAATGCTCTGTAGTAGTTGTTGCTTGTTACAGTAAGAGCACCGTTGCCTTGTGTAGTACCTTCAGCAAATGGGTTAGCAACTAGACCATAACGTGTCTTAAAGCCGATCTTTGGCTGGAAGGTGTTAGTGTCAACAGCGCGAACCATTTGTAGAGGAACGTATGGGCAGTAGAAAAGACCTGCGTCATAAGCATTCGAACCTTTGAAGCCGATGACTGCAAACTCAGATGTTGAACCTGTTGGGAAGTATGGGTCGATGTAGACCTTGATACGACCGAAGAGAGTACCAGCAAATGTGTTGCCTGTATCATCAACTGTTAGGCTAACTTGCCCACCAAGAGCAGAGTTGTAATCAAGAATACCAGCCATTGCAAGAGCCGATGCTACGTCTGACGAGCAGATCATAACATTACCTTTACCACGACGAGTCAACTTAGCGATTTGATTAGCTTCACGCTCGATTTGGAATGCAAGACCTTTAACTTTCTCAACCATCCAACGACCATTTGAATCTGTGTCTAGGTCGAATGTACCAACAGTTGTTGTACCAACTTTACATCCAACTTTTGCAACAGTGTAAATGGTGCGAAGAACTTCACGATTGATCTCAGCAAGAATTTCTGAAGAAAGAATATTGCTGAGTTCTGTTTCTGCGTCAAGACCGTGAACTGCTTTAAGGTCTTGTGCAAGTTCCATCGAATACTCTGCTTTAAGAGCGCGTGTCTTAGCAGTAACGGTAACTTTTTCAATGCTGAAACCCATCTCGTTAGGTGTCAAACCTTCAGCAACAGCAGTGGCCATGGCACCAACGGTGTTAGCATCAAACACGCCGTATGGGCGATCCGATGTTGAAGCCTTCATTGCAAGAGATTGCTGACCAGAAGCAGATGCAGCACCAGAATGTGCAGTATTAGCTTCATTGTAGAAAGCTTCTTGACCGAATACACTGGCTGTAGCAGTACGGTCTGTGCCGTATGTAGTACGCATTGCGAAGATCATGCCTGTAGGACCAGTCATAGGCTGAACACCGCAAACGTCATAAGCGATAAGGTTAGGAAGCGAACGACGAACCAAGCTGATAAGGATTGGGTCGAAACCGGCAACAGGACCTGCATTCTGAGCATCAGCACCACCGAAACCGCCTGTACCAGCAGAGTTGGTTGGAGCAGCTTCAGTAATAACGCCTGCTTCTTTTGCCATTGCTTGAATTTGGTTTTCAAGAACGACAGCGGTAACTGCGCGTTTGTAAGGATCGGTGATCTTTGGAAGATCAGCGTGTTCTAGGACCGGAGCCCATTTCTTTTGAAGTTGTTCGGAAAGATACATCTAAATCTCCTTGTTTTTTTAATTAAATTCTTGTTGTTTTTGAGATTGACTGAACGATAGAATTCATGAAAGAGTCGGTAACGACTGCTTTCTGACCGTCTTCTACTTGTTCGTTAAGTTGATTTTCATCGGCTTTCTTTACACCTGAAGGAAAATAATTCTCGCGAATTGTCTCAAGTTTTGTTCTATATTCTTCCTCTGTGGAAAAATCTACACTCTCTGCGAGCGATTTAATTTTTTCAACTTGAGTTGCGGTTAAGCCTTCGCATACTTCATGTGTTACTACTTCTTTAAAAGCTTCAATGAGAGCAGCACGATACTCTACACCACGCTCAACTTCTTCGTTAAGTTTGCTTTCAAGTTCGTCAACTTTACTTGCCAATTCATCAACGAGGTCAACTTTTTCGGCAGGAACATCAATATAATGTTCTGCAAATAGGTTACGAAGACCACCAATGAAGTCTTCAGTAATTTCTGTACGAATACCTTTTTCGATTGCGATTTCGTTTTCTTCCATCCATTCTTCGACAACGTAACCAAGGTAATCATTTACTTTGTTTGTAAGGTCTTCTTTAAGGGATTCGATTGCTTCTTCTAACATAGAAGCATACTGACCTTCAATCTCTTCTTGAATTTGTGCTACGCGATCTTGTACGCGAGCTTCGAAAATTGTGGAAACTTTTGTTTTGAATTCTTCAGAGATTGTTGCATCATCAGAAAACAATGCATCAACATCCTCTTTCATCTTCTTTTTCCATTCCATCTTTTCGTCGATTTGTTCCTCTTCAGAAACAATCTCTTCATTTTCAACTTCTGTTTCTTCCATTTTAGCGGAAGCATCAGAAGATTTAGTTGTAGGTGCAGTTGCAGACTTGGATGTGAAAGTCATTTTGTGCGAATTATCATCAGGCTTAGCATTTTCTGGTGTTGGTCCACCAGCTACTTGAACTTCGCCATCTAGCTTTTGTGAAGGCATAGCATTCTTACCCTTACCAGCAGCAAGAATTTCCGCAGCAGCCTCGAAAAGTTTGTTAGTAGCCATTAGGAATCTCCTTTGTGTTTATTTATTTATAATTTTAAAGTTTTGATAAAAAGTTTTCGAAGAGGCGAATCGCCACTTGTTCAATATCTTTTCTTGAGGCTTTTTGTATAGCATGTTTGGTTCTAGCAATGTCAACTTCAACAAAACGACCCTCAACAAACAACCATTCTTTATTTTCCATAATACCATTTACGAAAGCACCTGGTGCAGAAGGATCTGCTACCACATCAGCAGCGGTAGCCAATCTAAAATCATCAGCAACAATGCTGATGCCGTCTTCACCTGGTATCAAAGAACCCATACCTCTTGAAGATACACCTAAGCTAACACCCGACTCGATGAAATTTTTTACGATGTTGCCATAAGGTGTATCGAGAACTTTTGCTTTACCGATGAATCTATTTTGATCGTCTTCAACTAAAGATTCAATCTTGATGCAAACTCTTTCTAGATTTAAATTAGGTGTGTCAGGATGACCTAACTCACCAAGAGCACGGTTTGCATTAATATATTCATTAGTGTAACGCTTAACTTCTTCTCTTAGAGTAGATATTCTATATTTTCTTCTATTTCTGTTAGCTTCTTCACCAACAAGAAATGGACCTTGAATATAAAGATTCTTTTTTCCTGATTCTGTAGTTTCGGTTAAATACTTAACCTCTTCTACGCTTTCTTTTATAAGCTTCATACGTTCTCCAAATTAGTGGAGTAGGTTGCGGTCTTTGACATTTCAATAACGATAGAACCACCAGTTGCAATCGTAACCACAACATTACCTGTGTTCGTGTTTGCAATAGAATAACCTAACTCATCAAATTTCATTTGACCTGATTGGGAAAGTGACAGCATAGGAGTAGGAGTTGCTCCTCTTCCTATGGTAATATAACCATTCGAAGACCAAAGAATTCGTTTGATATTAGCTGCACTTACAGTTTCTAAGTCGGTATTAGAAGATAAGTTATTAAGAGTAATTGTATATGTACCAGGATCGACCGCACGAATGATACTGGTACCTCTTAAATTGTTAACTACTTCGTATGGCATTTTATTTTATTCCCATTGATTTGCGGCGGCGCATAGACATTTTTCTTTTTAACAAAGTTCTATTCAGCCTTGCTCTGCCTTTTGTTTTCCAGTATCTCTTTAATTTTCTTGCTTTTTGTATTCTTTGTGCTGCTGGTATTCTTTTAACTGTACTGCCTGAAATTCTAAATCCTTTTACAGCAGAGCGTCTAACATTTCTCTGAACTGTTATTTGTCCTTTTGCATTTCTTCTAATGCGTCTTCTTATTCTTTGTATTCTTCCTTGTCTTACTATATTACCTTCAAGCAATTCTGAAATGTCATCTCCGTATATATCTGCCGACATTTCTCTTCTTTTTTCTTCCAATCTTTTAGAAGCAATAGCATTCAAATGTGCAAAAATATCTTCTTTTAAAGAAGTTAATTTGTTTTCTAAAATTTTATTTACTATACTCATTTAGATTTACTGAATGCAAAGTCTGCTGCTTTAGAAAAATGTGCAGGTGACTTATGAACCATATCTGCAAACTTCTTTTTATTTTCATCATTCAAAGCTTTATGCACTTG